AGAGAGCGCAGATAAATTCTCTAATATAGAATCTATTAATAAGAATAAGGAAAAGAAAAAAATTGACCCTTTTTCTTCTGCGAAGATCAAAAAAGAATTAATTCCTGATGATCTACAAAGACACGCGGATTTAATTATTGAATGGTGGCCGATAAGACATAAGAAAAAAGCAACTTGCAGCGAAAAGGTCGCCAATCGCATTTTTGATAAATTAAGGTCATTTAGCCTTGACGATCAGATTAGATCGCTTGAAATGGCAATAATCGGGGGTTACAAAGATGTTTATGTACCAAGCCTTCAAAAAATTTATAAAAAAGAAGAACCAGTTGTAAATCATCCCGCATCGAGAGTATTTACAGCGGAAAGGGGGTTTGAATAATGAAAAACGCATATGGTTTTGATGAACCGATAAATTTTCCTAAAAATCCTTATGACAAATTTATTTATTTAGACCAATATCAATGTTGTTGGGAATATTCAGAAGAAACTGAAATGTGGACGAATCTTGATGCTTTTAGCGGGGAGGAAGATGGAAAGACTAGCTGATTTAGGTTCTATCATCAGAACTTTAAAAGCGGGATTACATAAGCCAAACCCTGCAAACCCTGACCGGAAGATGTGGACGCTGACCGATCTCGACAAGAAAACGGACGGATGGCAAACTGTGGAGGACGATTGCAACAATGCAAAATCACGTTTTCCAAAAGGTTATCAGGGCGTAAAACATCAAAATCTTGCCCGCACTCAACAGGTCGAAGAACGTGTTGAAGTTATTGACCCCAAGGATTACCCGACATGAAATTACAAGAAAAAATTACAAATGCAGAAAAAAGAATTAAAGAACTTAAAATTTTAATTAATTTCTGGAAACAACAAGGAATCACAATTAAAAACTGTGACCCCAAAAAACTTAAAACAAACGAACCAATTAAACTAAATGGAAACTAACGACTTACCGCTTTTCAACTACACCGTAGTTCCAAGCAACGAAACAGAAACATCAAAAGATGCCGCTGATTCTATCAAAGACAAAGTAAACGGGATGTGTCTTGAGGTCTTACGATGTGTTAGAAACTATGAAGAAGGGCTGACTTGTGACCAAGTAGAAGAAAAACTTGGGATGAAGCATCAAACAGCATCTGCCCGCTTAAATGACTTGTCA